ATTGTATGTAGGTATGATTATAGAAAAATGCATTATTTATCCAAAAATTTAATAGAAAGTAACCCAAAGATAAGACAAGTAACTGCAATCCATAATACTACATATTTGCTGAGGAATTCTGCGAAAAATATTATTGAAAGTAAGAAGAATTTATCGCTATGTTTCACGTTAACTATTCACAATCACCTTGGAAATTAATGACATTGCTAAATTTACCAAATTTAATCTCATTAACCTCAGTGATGACTTTGGCGCGTCTATTAACATGATGAATAGAATTTTGCATATTCAATTCTTTTTTCAATCGTCTGTTTTCAAGCATTAATTCGACTTGAGAAAGTAGTAATGATTGAACGTAAGTGAATTCTTCTTTCATTTTAATTCCTTTAACATAAAATACGCTAAATATTACTTTTATTTGATGTTGTAATTTTATAACCAGATATAAACATCCTACATTCATGGCCATTTAATCCGATAGTTACTAAATTAGTAAAATCACAAAATGATTGGTATTCAGCTGCCTTTGCTATATGTCTGAAGCAACTAAGTTTCACTGGACACGTTTTTGTATTACACATAGTTATATCTGGCATTTAGATCAAACCTCAGTCACATTTTTAAAGTTACGTGTTGGAATACTAATTAAACCACCTTTTTCCCACCAAATTACTACGCTGTTATCTTTTTCTGAGTAGCATCCGCCGATATATTCAATCGTCTTGTCCTCATTAGTTTTTCGTGCATATACAAACATTTTAAGCGCATCTTTTACGGTTTCTATATGGCACGGCTGATTGGTTATAATCACCGCAAAGTCAGATTCCATTAAGTACAGCTTTTGCTCGTATTTTTCAACTTCATCAGCTTTTACTTGTGCTGACATGACGATAATAGCGCATAGAATCAGAATAGAATAAACTGCAATCCAGCATACCAATAGTGCGAACTCATTCAAAACGCGCCAGGTTAACTCAAGACATAATTTTGTATTTTTACTTAGTGGCATATTGTTCTCCAATACATTGAACGGCATCTTATAAATGAATTATTATGTTTGTAATGTAATATACTGGCGCCATAATGCATACTGCTGCTATGCAAACAACGCATAATACAAACACTAATTCACTCAGCCAGTTCATTTTTAGTTCCTATTGTTTGTTTAGTATCAGGCACACAGAAAAATACGTGCTGCGGTAAATCTTTTTTAGTTGGAATACCATTCCCGTAATATTCGCCAGATTTAACAGTGTTATCTATATAATCAACTTCGATTCGCAATAATGCGTCTTCAATATCAATATTACGTGTGCATGAATTTTTAACTGAATATATATTGTTTTTAGCGAGAGAATATCGAGCCATTTCATGTAGGAGCTCAGCTTTAGCAAAAGTAAATTTCATATTCACTTTTTCATTAATATAAATGATGTTTGTAGTTGGTTCCGTGAAAAAGTGCAGGTCGTGACATCTTTCTACCGATCCGCATGCCATTTTCTGAAGCTCTTGGCCGTTTATTAATTTAACTTGAGGTAATGCATCAGGCGCACTGACATTCGCCATTCCTACGGCTATTGTCATTAATGTGGCTATTAAATCGTTCATTGGTATCTCCCTGAACTTCCCAGTCATGGTTAGGATGAGTTAAGACCATCCAAATGTTCACGCCTTTTATAAGATCACTATCAAACTTTGCGTGATGGTGTGTTGCTGCATGTAAAACTAAATCTTGTAACTTGTGTGACATAAAACCTCATTTTATTAAACTGTACAAAGAGCCAATTCTTTTTTAGCGTAAGCTATACATTTCTTCTGATCCATATTATTCCAATCACTTCTTTTTTTACTAACCGCAAGATAATTGACCAACAATTCACTTCGCGGAGTATTACTTGAATGATCGCTATGTTGACCAATAGAATTAATATAATTTAACTCATCTTGAGTTGTATGCTTTCTCTCTTGTGCCATTTAAAGCTCCTTGTTGATTAAATTTTAATCGAAGCCACTCATCATTACTTTGCTCTTAAGTGGCTTCTGTTAAAACTTATTAAATATGTGCTCCAGGCATTAATTAGTTTATAAAATATATTTTAATTCAGGCGGATCAGGCATTTGCATTTTCTCCTCAATAAATTAAACTATCCCACTAATTTTATAATCCATTTTCAACCATTCTGCGGTTGATCTTACATGGTCTGCATTAGGCTGTTCCTTACTATTAATTGTTAAAAAAACAACTCCAAACAAAGCATATTCGATAGTCCATTTCATGATATTCTCCCAAAATCATAATCACATAAACCAAACCTTGTAAGCTAAGAATAAAACTAAAACTACGATTAATGCAATTGCTAATTCCATTTCGATCTCCTCTTGTTAATCTCTTACTGTAAGATTAATTCTACACTCAATTAAAATCGTGTCAAGAGATATTTTAATTATTTTTAATATATTTTTAATTAATTAAATTAATGTAATACGACATTATTCGGTAATTCATAACCTTCGCTATCATCAAATTCAGCACATTGCTGGTGCCTATCCATCCATTGTCGCGATTGTTGTTGTACAATAAATCTATCGCCGTTTTTATCATCAACTGTCGTTAAATTTTCATCATCTTCAAACTTGGCGCAGCCACCACAGATACATCTTAATTTAACTTTCATGATATTTTCCTTTGTATGATTGTTGCTAAACCGCCAATTGTATTAAATTCTTCCGATTCAATTTCTGCGTCAGTAAATGATATGGAATATAATTTTTCAATAGATAAAACAAAACGCACAAAATTCAATGAATCAATGTTACCGTCATTTTTATAATTAAATGATGCATCGGCATCAATACAACATCCAATGCTATTTTAAGAGTATTAATAATTTTGTTTATATCATCATTTTCTACGCTCAATTTATAATCCTTTCCGCGTTAGCAATACCATACATAGCGCGAAGTCCTTCATGTGCAATTTCTGCACTATAAAAATGCAATGATTCTTTTCGTTCTATTGCATCGGCAAAATCATCATAAATATTTGCGAACGCCTCCAAAAATCCTGAAGGATGCCCACTTTTAAACCTTTGATAACGTGGTTGACTTGAAATAATACATTCAGGATTTGATCGGTCATATATCATGCGATGACCTTTATGATTTGCTACATACAATGCTTCTGGGTTTGTTTGTAACCATTCAGCTGATGCTAATGTGCCATTAATTCTAATTCGCAATCCGTTTCTGTGCCCTAAGGCGGTTTTACCAAACCACATATTTGCAGTAAAGCCAGTTGAAAATTCGGCCAGGCAATTAACATCATCAATTACATTAAATTTGCTGTGGCTTTTATTTACTGATACTAATTTCAATATATAATCATTGGTAATATAATTAATTAAATGATATAAATGAGTACCTAGGTCTAAATGTACGGCCGGAATTTCACCGTCAGTTAAACGCCATTCTTGAGGATTAGCCCTATCACGTAAATAACCCTCTTGTGGCATTTCTGCTTGAATGCTGATTATTCCACCGAGTGCACCAGACATAACAATGTTTTGTAATTCTCGAATAATTGCATATCCAGTGTAATTAAACGTTACATACAACAACGCATTATCATATTTGTTTTTTTCTTCTATAATTAATCGTGATTGATCTATATTTGAGCATAAAGCCTTTTCGCAAATAATTGGAATATTATATTTTAAACAAGTCTTAATTATCTCAAAATGAGTTGGCGTTGGTGTCAGAATTGACACCGCGTCTAATAGGCCAAATTTAAGTAAATCTTCTACTGAATTAAAATAAATTGCATCATATTTTTCAGCAGTATCTCTATTTATTTCAGCATCACGTGAAAAACAGCCGGCGACAACTTCAAAGCGGCCATCCATTCTACTGGCTACATAATGCGCTTGACCAACGGCTGAATTTAAGCCGCCGCCAATAAATCCTAAGCGTAATTTTTTACTCATTTGAAGGTCACCGCCGCATTACAAAAAGTTGCACCTAGCCAATATAACGATTGAACATAATCTCGTTTATAAGCCCACACAATTGATAGCAATGCAAATTGAACTAATATTACATAATTAATTAGAATTGGATTCATTTTTTTTACCTAATAGATTTGTTAATTCGTATCGTTTTATCTTACCGCTTTCTGTTTTTGGTAAAGCCAATACCTGATGCATTTTCCTTGGCAACTGAGAATCCATTAAAAGCTCTAAACAGAACGTTTGAATGGTTTTAAGATTTAGTAGTAAACCATCTTTAGCAACCACGGCCACAGAAACAATCTCGCCTAATATTTCATCATATTCAGGAAAGGCGGCGCATTCTTCAACATCTGGATGCATTGATACAATTTGTTCAACATCTTGCGGATAAACTTTAGTGCCGCCCACATTAATTAATTCTTTAATTCTACCTCTGTAAATTAATTCATCACCGTCAATTTCACCATAGTCGCCAGTTTTAAAATAATCACCTGTCATTGATTCTTGAGTAATTTCAGGTAAGTTATAATAGCCATCAAAAAGTAAAGTAGACTTTACTAAAATTTCGCCTTCATCGGATATTTTAACATCAATATTTGGCGCAAATTCACCAACAATACCACCATCATCACAATGAACGATATCAGTCGATGCTATAGCTATCTCAGTAGTTCCGTAGCAATTATATATTGGACAAGGAATCATCTTATTTAAATCAATGATTGTTTGTTGTTCAAGTAATGCTGACGATGAAACAACGCGATGCAAGCTTGATAGATGTTGTTTTGAAACAGCATCTTTTAATGTTGCTATTTGTTTCAATTGTGCGGCCACTGGTATTGAGAATGTCACTTGCAATTGCGTTACCAGGCGACACCATTCAAGTGCTGACCATTTTTGCATGATTACTAATGTGCCGCCAGTAAGAACAGAAGCTAGAATCAATCGCTGGCCCATTGAATGATATAACGGCGTACTAATTAACGTAGTGTCATTTTCTGTAATGCTATATAAATCAATAAGAGCATTAACTCGTTTTAGCTTCGTGCCTTGTTTCAACATAATGGGCTTTGGATCACCGGTACTGCCTGAAGTTGAAATTAATAAATATAAGTCTTCATCCGTGCCATGAAATTTAAGTTTGTGACTCATTGAATTATCTGGTTGCAAGCCTTCGCTGATAATAACTTTCGTATCAGTTAATGCCGCAATTTTATTCAGTGCGTGATGTGGCAAATCTGGACTTAATGGCAAAAGTGCAACACCAACATCGGCTGCAGCTAACATCATTACTACAAAATCAATGCCGCCAGTAAGCTGAATTGCTAAATGATCGCGTCTACCAAACCCATTCATGCGCAAAGTATTAGCTTGTTGCTGTACTCGTAAAAGTAGTTCAGAATAAGTTATGCCAATAGCACCTAAAATTACCGCTTCTTTATTGGGATATTTGTTGGCTACTTCGTAAAATTGTCGTGATATTGTCATTTATGGTTGCCTTGCAAGTTTTAAGAATCTCGTGCTATCAATATCAACTATTTCATTTCGGCTTGATATAACAACTGAGTTAGGTTTCGTATCTTTTGTTACTAACGTATTTGCGCCTATAAATGTTCCTTCGCCCAATTTAACACCCTGCGCGACACATGAATTAATGCCAAATACGCATCGTTCGCCAACTTTAACACCACCGGCTAGCGATACGCCTGAATTTATCCAGGCATGATTACCGATATCGCAATCATGACCTATGCTGACATTGCTTGAGATGAATACATTTTTACCAATGCGCGAACCAGTGTGGATAGCTACGTTGTCATAGATAACAACGCCATCGTTAATTAATACATCATCATGACTGATCACATAATCATTAATGTAATATCCGAATTTATAACCAACATCAGATAATCTTTCAAATCTATCTTTCCTATTGGCATTCATATTGTGGTAACCGAGCGCCATTAATATTGAATGACCTTCGGTGTATGTATAATCAATCATTTGGCTAAATTTAATTAATGGCATGCCTAAAAACTTATCACTATTTATGAATTCATCATCTGCACAATAAGCAACGATATTTTCTTTACCGACAAACGAAGTCAGAACTCGTGACATAGAGCCATTACCAAAAATTATAATTTTATTATTCACCTGTTCGCCTTAATTAATGTATAAATAATTTTACAACGTAAGTGCAGGTAAATCAAGTTTTATATATGAAATCTTTTAATATAAGGAATAATAAAGTAAAAATAAACAACACGAATAATACTACCCATAATCCCCAGAATGGCAATGTCACATACCACCATGACCAATCAATTACATGACAAAGTTTTAGAATAATAAAACATATTCCCAATATTCCTAAAATTGGGAAACTAACGGTAGTTTGTTTTTTCATTTTTCATCCTTATAAATTTTCCATACCGCATCGACAAAGGTATTTTTAAATTCTACCGGCGCTTCACATAAAAATTTGCCACCTATATCCGCATCATCAATCAGATAGTGATTTAATTTTAATCTCTCATCATTATTTTCAATCAAGCGCAATGCAGCTGCAACGTATTCATCGCGATTGTTGGTAATCAACCATTCAGGCATTCCAGCACGGCGCATCATAGTCGCATCAAATCTTTCGTGCGGCTCTTGTCCGTTCATGCAAACTAACGGAATACCAAGTAGCATAGAATCAATATTGCTATTTGTGCCACCGAATGGAAATGTGCTTAATTGAATATGGCATTGTTGTATTTGTCTCATATACTGATTATACGGACTTCGCTCGTAAGTAAATGCGCCAGGTAACCATTCTCTAATTTCTCTAGCTGTTTGGAATAAAACGCTAGTGATCATATTTGGAAAGAAATGAAACTCAAGTTTCCTTGTTGATTTTTCTGAAATTTCTTTCAGTGTTGATAAGAATGTTGCATTCAATTTTAAAACCATTGCAGGTATGGCGATCTTAATCACATCTGGATTTTCATCAATAATCGGTTCTGGCAATTCCGCATCTAAACGCATGACAAACCTGAATAGTGAGCCGCGTGGTAGTTTAATAACTTTTTCAGTAAATAATGACTCATCGCCTACATCGTCTTCTTCACAAATAACATAATCCATTACTTTTGAATGGCTTGTGGCTGGGTGACCTAAAGTCATCATTTGAATTGGCGCTAATCTTACTGATGCGAGTGCCACCCAAATCAAGTCCATACCAAGCGATGGGTAATAAATAATGTCAGGTTTAAGAGTTTTAATTTGCTGGATAATGTTACTTAATGCGATATTTTCTTCCGGCACTTCCAGCCAGCCGTCAAACTCTTTTTTAGCATCATCATCAATCGCATGCGGCCTGCCCATACCAATTACTTTAAATTTAGTACGTAACTGACGTACGATTGGAGCATAGCAACGATACATCGCATGAAGTGAAGTAAACCATTCAACCGGAACTAAAATTACTGGTTTCTTGCCATTTTGCGGTTTACTAAATTTAGGCTCAGTAAATCCATTTGCATACATCATTTTTGCATACAAATCATGTATTAAGCCTTTAAATTCGTGCTTATCTTTGCGGAGAGCATAAGAGCAATACATATACGCATCAGACATTGATGAAATCATTTGATCGCTCAATTTAACATCTTTGAATAAGTGAGACATGCCCAATAAAGCCTCGCGGCGATCTTGCGCGGCTTGCGATATAGTCAACATCGTTGTTAAATAGCCAACATACAGTGCGAACATAAC